TTTGCCTATTCTTTTCTCAAAAAATTCTAAAGTTAACTTTTGTTGTTGATCGTATGGAGCATTTCCATTTTCTATATCATCAGTTAATTTAAAAGCATTATCTACAACGCCTGAGGCTAAATTAAAACCATACTCTGCTTCTAGCTCTTCAATATTAGCTTTGTATTCATTGTATAATTCTTTTTTTTCTTTAGATATAGTGTTTAATCGTTGATTTAAGTTGTTGTATAAGTCTACATCAGCTTGACTAACAAAACTATCTGAAGTACGGGCTGTTTCTCCATAAGTAGAAACTAATCTATCTTCTATAATTTTTTGTTGTTGATCTAAATCTTTAAATTTATTACTAATATCTTTTTCAAAAGAATATAAAGCTTTTTCTACTACTTTATTTTTTGATTTTCTTAATAAATTTTCTTTTTCTTTAAGAGTATAACCTCCTTTTTTTAATTTATCTAATTCTTTAGGGCTTAAATCTTTAGCTACTTGTATTCTTGTTTGTAAATCTATATTAATAGGGTCGTAAGTAGGATCTTCTTCTGTTAGCATCGGCTGATAAACAGCTTTACCTAATTGTTTTATATATTCTCCTACGTTTTTTATGCCGCTATAAAAACTACCATCGCCTTTAACAGATGAATACTCCCCGGTATCTTTAGATAATTGTTCAAAGGCTTGCTCATATTCTGGGGATAAAACTGTTTGTTTCCAAAACTCAAATGACTTAGGTTTTTCTGCTGTTACAACAACCTCTTCTAACTCAATTGGATCTTGCATTATTGCAATTTCTTCTTGTTTGTTAAAATCTCTTCTAGCCCTTATAGCTTCAATAGAATTATCAATTGGTAATTCCAAAGAACCATCTTCCGATAGCAATTCCGTATCTTTTTGGGATGCGTCTGTTACATCCACAATCTCCGCATCCTTTTGAGTTGTGGGTTGTTTCTTTCCCTTTATTTCAGGGTTATTGGCTAGAAAAGTTGCTACATCTACACCTTTTTCTTCAGCAAACTTAGCGATCTGTTCTTCAGTTAGCTCTTTGTCTTTGAATGTATACATATTAATTAAATTGATCTGCTGTTATTTCTACTTCTTCAACTACTTCTGGCTTAGGCTGCTCTTGCACAACTTCTGTTGTTTGGCCAACGGCTACTGTTGGTAGTAATTCTTTTAAACTATCAAACATAAGCTTTTGAAACTCAACTTGCTGGTTTTTATCTATGTTTTTACCATTAGGAGCAACTTCAAACTTAATGTCTTCTTCCATGTTAAAGTTATTTCTCCAAACTCTATTAGCTTCATCATAGTTATTTAATAAAGCGTTTGCTCTAGCCATTGATCTAGCTTTTGTATCATTAACTATTTTAGCCATATTAGCCGGTATAAACTCTGTTTGTGTTTTACCATCCGCTGAAACCTCAACATATTTTTGATCTAATAACAAGTAAGCATCGTTGTATTGTAAGCTGTTGTCTATAATAGAAACCTGCTCACCGTTAGCATCTAAAGTACTGGGAGCTTGAAGCATTGTTATGTTTTCTGCTTTTAAGTCCAATATAATTCCAGGGTCATAAGATAACCAAGTTAAAGCTGGTTTATCAACTACTTCACCATTCAGTATAGACCCAGTATATTTTAATCTAATTTCGCTATCTTTTCCCACTAAATATTCTTCGTTAGCATCATCTCCAGCTAAGCCGCTTCTTATAGCCATTGTTTTACACCAAAGCGGAGTATCTCTGCCAACTAAAGCCATACCACCTGGCTGGCCTGGGTTTTTAGCACCTTCAAGCCCAAAGTATTCTTGCATAAATATAGAGTCAGTGTCTTTGCCTATTTCAATTATGTTATATAGCTCTTGCAAAGATTTATTTAGGCTAGACAATGCAACATCAGCATCATTTCTTTCTTCTCTGGTCTTTGCTTGCGCAGCCGCTGCGTCAGCGTGGTATATACCCCATATTAAATCATTACCTAATTTAGCTAATGAAGGATTTCTTATGCCACCTTTTTTAATATTTTTTAAAGCCTCTTCTTGATTATCAAAAAACCTAGCAGCTATATTTCTTTGAGTTGTAGCAGCTTCTTTTTGGGAAGCCGACATAGAAGACATTTGTTTACTAATAGATTTAGCGGTATCTACAGCTAGATTTTCAGTAGCTGTATTCCATATTTTATTAGCTTCTTTATTTACAGACGTAAAAGTGTTTTGTTTTTTTGCCATATCTTATTCTCCTTTTTTGCCTTTTGCAACCACGGCACTAGTTATATCACCTACGGCGCCTATTCCTGATGATATAGATTCAGCTTTTTGCTGGCTAGCAGAAGCTTCCCGAGCTGCAGCGCCTGTTATCTGAGCTTGCTTTCTATCAAGCTGCTCCATTTCTCTTTGTTCTCTTCTTCTAAATTCTAAATCTTTAGCTTGAACTTCAACATCTTGCATACGTTTTGCCTCACCCATTAATCCAGCTTGAACTCTTCTGGCTTCAGCTAACTGAGTTTGCTGTAAATACTGCTCACCACTAGCTCTAAGTTTTTGGTTTTGGGCTTCTTGTTGTTCAATGCTAGCAGAAACTCCTTTTTTGCTTTCTAATGCCATTCTAGCTAAAGCCGTGGCTCCCCCGGCACTAGCTCCAGTAGCTCTAAGAGTATCTAATGTATTAGCTAAAGCTAAATCAGCTTCTTCTATTTGCATTTCAGCAGCAGCGGTAGAAACAGCTAAATTTTGATAAGGATTAGATGCGATACTGCTAAGATCAGAAACCATTTCAGATAAGTCAGTAACACCTTCGTATGGGTTTATAATTTCTTGACGGCTATCCTCAAATTCTTCAAGCTCAGCTGTTAATCTGTTTTTATCTGATCTAGCTCTTTTAGCTCTTTTGTTCGCACTAACAGCGCCAAGAGCCGCGCCTCCTAACGTTGCCGCAGCCCCTATGAGTACTGATCCTACTATGAATGCCATAATTCTACTATTTGTTTTTCAAGTTCTTTTATATTTTTTATATTGTCTGGATTTTTATGTATATTTATAAAAACAGATTCTTCATGAGCGTATATTATTCTTTTGGCTCCTGGTTTAGATATAGTATAACAAGGTGCTATATGATCTACTACTTCATTATTTTCTTTTATTGTTACTTTACCTTTTATTAAAAACCAAACATGCTTATGCTTGTGCTTAGCGCCCGCAACCACTTGCCCTTTTTGCATAATCATTTTTCTTATATATATTTGATCTGCAAATTCGTGGGTAATAGGTATTTCTTCAACATTAACTATATCTCCATTGTTATGTTTTATTTGTATTCCTTTATTTAATTCAATTATATTCATATTAATAAGATGATTCAACATAGTTTGAAGAAGCAGCAAATAATTCTTTCATACCACCTACATCTGTTACTGTGTCTGTTGACATTTTAACTGTAGCAAAATAACCTTTAATACCAGTCATATCAGCTCCGAACATTACTTCACCTGCTGCAGCTGGACTATTATTAATTAAGTTCGCCATATATTTATTTTCTTTTCGGGTAAACCCAGCATGGTTTATAGGTGGAGTTAACAATGCTGGATATTGATTCCCGAAGTTGTCATACGAGCCTTGATTATAGCTGTAGACTAAAGCTGTTGTATCTTTTGTTCCTAATGTAAAAGCGTCACCCGAGGCATCTATGGGAGTACCTACACTGCCAACACCTGTGATACCAGATTTAAAGCTATCGACTTGCCATCCGTTGCCGCCTTCATAATTTATTGTTTTAAATACTTTAGATAAACTAACTTTAGGGTTAAATACAAATTCTATACTAGAAGAATATTGTGTACCATAAAAGTTAGATCTTTTAGCGTCTGAAGCATAATGTAGCCAAAGAACCCCGTCTTTTACTGTATAATATTGGTTTTTAACACTCACGCCGTGATCTGGCTTATAACTAAAGAAGCTAGTAAACCCATTAATACTATCATCAAATGCGGACGTTGAGTATGTTCCAGAAAAAGGTTGTAAAGATAAAACATATTGTTTATTATGAATATCCCAAACCCCAACAGCTTTACCAGTGCTAAACGAAGAGTCATCTAAGCCGCTTAATTGATCTCTAAAGTAATCAAACATGCCATAATTAGATATTTCTGTTAAACCGTCGGCAGATAGTCTTAAAACAACATTACGGTCTTTATCTGTAAAGTATTTTCTATTGCCATAAACAGCAAAGCTTTCTGGATTTCTACTTATTCCATATTTTCCAGCATAAGGTTGTATTGCTCCGATAACTAAATTAGCTGATGTAACTGTTCCGCCACCTTCAGCCGAATATATAGCATCTTTATCTATTAAAGCTCTGCTTACTTTAGCTTCTTGAAATATAGTTAAATTAGTATTTTCAGCATAAAGTTTTTGTATTGAGCCATTGGCCGGATCAACACTTTTAATTATATCTTCACCTACAGAAAAAACATTAGTATCATTAACACCTGTTCTAGAATTAAATATACCTGAGTATATCATAGAGTTTATTCTAAAAGATGCATTAGGATTGTCTTCTACTAAATAAGCTTTAACCCCAGGCTCAACAGACGTATTATTATACCCACCAGTTATTCTAGCTTCTTCAACAAACCAGTTTTTATCATTAGCAGGTGCTGATTGAGGATATGTTTTATCTCCTCTAGATCCATTCCATACAGGAACATCTCCAGCGGTGTCTAGCGTTTTTCTTAGTATAAAACTGTTAAAATATTTAACTTCTATTACTCCCATATTATATTATCACTTAATTATCTGGTACATTACCTTGAAGTGGATTAGCAGACCCTTTTATTTTTTTACCATTGTCATCAAACTGTGCTGTATATCTTCTAGTGTAATTTTCAGAAGCAAATGTATTTATACTAGTTGTCTGAGATGTAAAAGAAGAATTTTCTGTACCAAATTCACTATTCCAGTCTTCCTGCTGCTGCTGTAACGGATGGTAGACATGGTAATTTCCAGCCGCGTTATTAGGTATCCACGATGTTGTTAATGCTGCATCAGTATAAAACTGAGTAACATATTTCATAGCCCATTCTCTTGCGTAAACAGTTGTTTGTGTTTGTGCCTCATAGCTATTTACTTCTTCAGCTGTACCTGATTGCGAAACTCTATATGCAAAACTTTTGTTTTCTTGACCAAAAGGAGGATAGTAAAAATCTCCATAAGAAACATTAACTTTTACACCAAGAATATTAGATGTACCTCTGTAAGAATACACGCTTGAACTTGGCATCGTACCTGTTACGGTCGGAATAATAGTGTTTCTATCGTATGCAGAAGCGCGCACTCCGTCTTGCGGATATAACACTAAAAGCCTATAATCGCCGTATTGATCTGCAGTTTCACTATAGCCTTGATCCTTACCAAAAACAAATATTTTAGATAATGTAGATGTTATAGAGCTTTGGTTTTGAGCTTGAGGAAACTCAGCGCCCGCAGAAACTGTATCCTGCGAAGGCCTAACAGAGTTTGGAGGGCTAATAGTATATGAACTTGAATTTGTTAATATTCCGGTATCAAAAAAGTCGCTAGTGGTATCTGAATTATTTACATTTTTTTGTTCTCCTCCAAATCTTATAGTATTTCCTTCAACATCTAAAACATCTGACCATTCACCGCCTACTGGTCTTCTTTGTAAATAAGCTGTCCAAGAAACTTTTGATTGGCCACTAGGTTTTACAACTTCAACAGTTTCAGGCCCACCACCTTGAATTTGATCATATGCGGCGTAAGGCCATTGTTTAAAAATAAAATCAACTTTAATAAAAGCGGTTCCGTTCGTGAGAGAATTATTAGTTAAACTAACACTGCTATCAAAACGTTTAGTTTTAATGTTTTCATTCGTAATAAAATAATTTTCATTTTCGCTGTCTACAGCGGATAGCTCTTTTTCAGCAGTTTGAATTATATTGGTATTGTTAAAACCGCTTTGTGGTAATTCTATATTTTGAAGACCTCCAGTTCTAGCCTCGTTGTAATTTGATGGGTAAGGGCCAGCTAAAGCATTTGAATAATCATCACACCAAAATAAAGCCGACGATTGTATTCTTTTTGATAAATCTAAAGGATTTGCACTCCAGTATTTACCAAAATTAGCATTAATAAGTTCTTCACCGGCTACAGCGCCTATTTGGGCCGTAGTAGTTGCCCCTCCAGAATCAGTTAAAGTTATAGTAAAGCTATATGCTCCGGTTATATCTAACGGTGCGTAAAGTTTACCCGTAGATTGATCAATACTTATTAATGGATCCGACGGTGGGTTTTGGTTTGAAATACTCCAAGATAAATCAGCAACAGTATCTAAACTCTCATTAGCGCCATTTACTCCTTCAAAAGTAAATATAGGAATAGCAGGGTCTGTTCTATCGCCTGGTATTGATGTAAAAAGATTTGCGTTGGTTATACTTGGAGATACATTCCCTAATCTAACACCAGAAATACTTGTTGGGCCATAATCTATAGCATCAACACCTGTTGATTTTACATTAAAAGTAAATGTAAAAACATTCGAAAGCTGATTAGTTTCAAAATATTTAGGAGTAACAACATTAAGATTATATGTATCATAACCTAGATTAGCCCCCGATACAAGGCTCCAATCAGCTGTTACATTATTTGAATTACCATCAATAACGCTTAATAAAGTTATTTCAGAAGTAGCTAAAGGAATAGGTGCACCAATACCTAAACCTGGCAGCGTTGCTGTAAAATTATTTAATACAGTAGTGCCTGTACCGCTAGCTTCTGTTTGTGTAAAATTAAAACCTTGTTCGTTATTAGTTATCCAACCAGCTAAAGCTCCATTATCATTACCAGCTAAAGCATTAAAATCACTAACTAATCCGCAAGTTGATGTTTCATAAAATATATCTAATAAGGATTCAAAGGGTGCCGTTTCAAATACACCTAAAATTATATTGTAAGAATTAGTTAAACTGTTTATTTGCGAGGATCCTATTGGATTTGATCCTACTTTGTTTTGAGATACTCTAGCTATATAAGGATCAGAATCTGTTTGATAAACAGTGCTATATGGAGCTGGACGATTTGCATCTGTGAACATATGATCTTGCTCAGAAATAGAAGCCACGGTCATCACATTACTTCCTGCGTAATAAGGTTCATTAAAAGTAGGCTCACTATCTAAATTAAAATTAGGTGCTACTCTACCAAATAATTTTACATCGCTTCTGTATTGTAATTGTTCAGGCCCTACTTCTGTTAAATCTCTAGGTACTTTATTTATATTATCACTAATTAAAGTTATATGAGCTATAGTTCCTTGAGGATCTGGCGCATCTGCTCTTTGATTAGAAGTATAATCTGGATAATCATTTAATATACCTGGTAAATAAACGTTATAGTAATCAGTTTCTGTTTGTTTTACAACAACTTTATAAGAATACCAACCAAGTGGGTTGTAATCTGCACTAGAAGCATCTCCGTTGTATAATCCAGGCGTTCCAGTTGTGAGGCTTTTAGTACTATTAACTCCAGCATTTACTAATAGTTTTAAAGAATCACCAGGCCAAGCATGCACGTCATTATTACCCGCACCAGGATTTGGCTTATATGGATGATAATACGTAGAACCACCAAAAGATATTGTGGCTCCATCAACTACAGCTGTTTTAAATTCAGAGTTAACTGGAGATAATATTGTAGTAGATTGTCTACCATATCTATCGGATAAAACTATACCTACTTGATAGTTTCTGTTCTGCTTTAAAGTATGTTCTGGATATTCTACCTGGCTTGTAGTAAATAAAGAGCTATTGTTATTTGAAACAGAAAACGCAGATTTATCAGTTACAGCTACATCATAGTTAATAGTGGCAGGAGGAGTGTGTTTATCTTGAAAGTTACTGTAAACAACTCTATTGCTTATTACTTCTTGGCCTAATGCCCTTACAGGTATTTTATCGTATACTCTTATTATTTCAGACTCTGGAAGCGTTTTATACGGCTTTCTGGACTGGTAATCATATGTATACACATTATTTGTTGTAGAAGAAAATGTTGTAGATGGTATTGAATCTAAAACTTTAACAGCTAAAGCATCTGATTCTTTCCATACTATATCTATTTCTGTAACACCTAAAGTAGACTCTAATTCTGAAGCATTAACAGGCAATGGTATAGCTAGCTTTATATTGTTGATTTTATTTCTCATAAATTCAACTATAGAACTTCTATAAGCTTCGTTTTCGTCTAATGAGTTTCCGGATAAATCAGTATCAGCTCTTAAAAAGTAACCATCTTGTTGAGGTATAAAAGCTTCTTGCGTAAATGGAGCCAGTATAGAATATTCACCATCTGTAAATTTAAATCTATAACTAAAAGATACAAATTTATTTTTTAAATAATCAGGATCGCCAGGCCATTCATTATCGAAGTACATGTTAGGTGTTGTGCCATCTGGTAAATTTTCAGAAACAACATCCTGCCCAGCGCAGACGTATTGATTAAAATTAGGATTGGAGGAGCCGGATGGCGTTTGAGGTTCTGTATCTTGGTAATACATTTGTATAACCTCATAAGGGTTGTATTTTGCTACAGAAACTTTATCTTCGTTATTATAATAAGATCCATTACCTACTAAATCAATGTTTATTTTTCTAGGTTGATTTCTATTATCTGTCCAAAATAAAAGATTTTCCAGCAGGTTTATACCTATGATAGGGTGTGTAGTTGAAAAGTTTAAAAAAGAACCGCTAGCTAGTTTTTTAGCTGCTCTAGTTAAAGTATTGTAAGAGTATATATAGTTGTTTGCTGTAGTACTGTAAGATAAAGCACCAGGAAACTCAGTATCTGTAAAGTCTGTTAAAAAAACAAATATAGTACTTGCGGCTTCTTCACCGTATATTCCTATGGATTTTAAAGTACCAGAAGGTAGGCCAGCTAAAACGCTAAAATCAACAGCAATAGGTGTATTTCCGCTAGAAGCTATTAAGGCTTTTGAATTACCCAACGCATTTTCTAAAGCACCTACGTCTTCGCCTTCCGATTTACTAACTTGTATATTAAGCCCTTCTCTGTATTCACCTGGCGGCAATAATCTGTCGTCCAGGTCTTTATTCATTTTAGACTTAATGAAAGCATTTTTAACTTCCGCCATGTATTTTAATATTTAATCCATTTAGACTTGCCTCTAGCTATCTGAACGAATTCATTTAATTTTATATTTGATAATCTTATTTTAGCATTTCTAAGCTTAGCGCTTTTTTCGCGTCTAAGTCTTTGAACTAAATATTCGGGTTGATTTATTCTTGAAGCTATGATAGCGTGGCTTATATAAGCATATAAAGCTTCTTCAGCTAATTTAGGTATTTTCATATCCTGGCCGTTGTAACCTAAGCCGTCTGATATATATTCAAGTATAATAACTTTTTCTGCTAGATCACTTGAAAAAGATAACTTGCCTTCTCTATCATTTATTGTAAACCAGCCATTTATTTGTGATGTTTCAGGCTGCATGCCGTATCTTTGGCCTAAATAGTTATCTCCATACATACCAGGATAACCTAATCCATCCGATAACAAATAACCTGTTAAATCACTTTGAGCGGCGTTTATATCTTTAAGGTTATTTTCTTTCCATCTTTCTTCTGTTAATGAAGTTGTTTGAATATTTTCACCGTTATTATCTTGTATAGGTATTCCTTGAGCATCTTGAGATGGCACAGTATATGGGTTTGTTGTTAGTGTTGTAGGGTATATAATATGTTTAACACCTTGATTATCTACCCATGACACATTAACATAATTAACATAATCTTGTGGCAATGGAACGCTTAAATTATTAGGTATAGTTAATTCTTGTTTTCTTATACTTCTAAGCGTATCATAACTAAATTCTTGCAAACCTCTTTTTGCAAAAAATAGCACGTCTGTAGTTTTAGTACTTGGTATTAATTTTCCACTACCAACATAACCTATCATAAAATTAGTTATAACATCTTCTAATGTAGTGTAAGCGTATCCACCATAGTTTTCTTCAACTGTATTTCCAAAAGCGTCTCTATTGCCATATTCCCCGCCTTGTTTATTTTTTAATTGTATAACAAACCATGTGTTAGCTAAAGGAATAGTTCCAAGAGTTATTACATTGTCAGCTACAGTGAATGTGCTTGTGTATTCTACAAAAGTATTTGGGACGCCTGTAGTGCTATAATATAATTTAAAGTTGTTTAAATTATATCCAGATGCTGTAGGGTCACTTGATCCAAATTCTAATTCTGTATTAAAAGTAGCTGTTAGCGTAGATGACGAACCGTCAGTAACAAACGTTTGAGAACCAGCATAATACTGTGAATTTGTTTCGGTTATTAAACCCATATTAGGTGTTGCCATATTTTAGCTTTTTTTATTTATTTCTTCAGCTTGCACTTGGGCAGCTGCAGCTTGTACTATTTGAGGATCTTTTATTATTATTCCAGCGTATAATAATATTTTTAATATAACTTCAGCTTGCTCAGATATATGAAGCTCAAAGTCTGTGGAATTATCAGAGGAAAATTCATATTGACCTAAGCTACCTACATTAAAACTCCAATTAACATCACTTGGTTTTCTAACATAATCAATTTGTATATCAGAAGTTATTGTGTCAGGTTTTATAAATAGCTTGTGATTTTCGTAAAGATATATTGGATTTATCTTGGTGGGTCTTGTTAGTTTAGATCGATCAACATAATAAAAATCGTGACGATCTAATCTTTGCACAAACCTATCCCTACCATATAAAACGTTTCCTAGTCTATAAAAAGTTACACTATTGCCGTAAGCGTCTGTAGTTGGAAGTGTAAAAAATGGATTGTTAGGTAAAGTTGTATTATTATAAACTGCTGGCCCAAAAGTTTTGAATATAGCTATTTTTTCATCAATATTTTCTTGACGGTCTGCGTAATCTGTATCTACTTGAGGTATACGTAGTTGCTGATTTAAGTCTTCAAAATATTTTTCAAATATTTCTAACTGTACTTGGGTAGCTACTTTATTAAACTCAGTAGGTGTCATATAACCTCTTTGTTCTTTATTAAGTATCATTAGCACAGTTTGATATACTGTATTTACATTTATAGCCATTAGTTATTTTTATTATAATAAAGGAGGCATTACACCTCCCTTATTAATATTACATATTATGAGAATTTTTTCTCTATAGATTGGAATACTTGTATTCCTTCATCTGTTTTAAAGAAAGACGCCATAGCTGAATATGGGTTTTCATCAAAAGGTACAGTCATTAATTTTCTACCGTTGGATGCCCAATGAAATGTTCTTTGATCGTCAGCTAACTTAATTATGTGAGCTTCAGTAGCTCTAATAGCAAAGTTACGTAATTGAACATTATCGTCATTAGCAAGCTCTAAGAACAACTTTGGGTTGTTTCTAGCAAATAGTAATAAATCTCTTTTAAGCTCCTTAGAACTCATTTCTGCTACCTTAGATCCCATTTCAACGCGCATGATTGCTTCTGCTTGATCTATATCGATGTTTTTAGCAGCGTTTAATGCGTCTATTTCTAGTTCTAATTCAAATAAATCATCTTTAGCTATTTCTACTTGATCTAGCTCTCTATATATTTTATTTTTTAAAGGATGATATAATGATAATATTTTTTGTAGTACTTGATTTCTTTTAGGTACAAATAAAGAACCATTTTTAAATACAATATGCCCTAGCGTTACTTCTCCGTTTTGTTCATCTTTAAAAGGTGAGTTTTGATTAGTAGCATATCTAAGCTCACGTTGTTCATTTTTTTTGTCATCATAATGAAGAAGTGGATGCCTAGCTGAATGTCTAGATGGTATTTTTAATGTTAATGGTTTTTGATTACCTGTTGTTAAATAAGTTCTATCTTTAATTTCCCAAGACGTATCTTGGACTACTTGTTTTTTAGCCATGATATAATATAATTTAATAGTTAAAAGTAAGTATTACCCCCGAAGTTACATCAGGGGTAAACTTACAAGAGGAATTACACTCCTTTGAATAATACAAAGTTGTTAGCAGCTTGTACTACTAAACATCTTTCAGATAGGAAGTTAACCTCCATTGCATCAAGACTAGAAGTAAATGCACCTCCAGCTGATCCAGTCAACCAAGATTTCATACGACGATCTTCAGTTTGTGAAGCTCTGTATCGTACGTGTAAAAATGGACGACGAATGTTAGTTCCTAAAATTTGATCGTAAACTGTAGAAGTTCCAGCTGGTACTAAAACACCTTCGATTGAAGCTACACCTGCGTTTGCGCCACGAGTAGAAGCATCGTTTAAGTATTTCCAGTCAGTCTTATAAAAATCATAAGATCCTCTACGGAAACCACTAAACCCTAGGTTTAATGCCATTTCTTCAGAGTTTTCAAATAATCCAAAAGCAGTACCTCCTTGAGCACCTGCAGAAACTCCAGCTAGCATATCATCAATTTCTAAAGAAGTAGCACGGTTTAAGAATAACATGTTTTCTTCAATAGCTCCTTGAGTATCTAAGTTAGCTAGAATAGCGTCAAAGTCATCTAAATTAGCCCCGCTAAAAGCAACCTCAACGTTTCCTCTGTCCGCAATAGCAGCAAATAAACCTTGTGTACCTTTAAAGCCGTCTGTTAAAGCTTGTGAACCAGCAGCTGCTAATTCTCCTTCAACAACACTCATTTCTAAGTAGTCTTCAAAACGTAAACGAGTTTCAGACTCAGCTTTTAAATACCATAAGTATCCAGATGTTCCATCTTCAGTAGCAACCTCTACCCATCCGATTTGAGACATGTCAGATCCATTGATAGTGTATTGGTTACGTATGATGATTGGTGAATTACTGTACTGAGTAAAAGTAGGGTCAATGCTAATATTAGTAGTTCCTGTAATTGCTCCCGCAGAACCATCCCAGTTAGATGTTTGAGATCCTTTTCCAAATTCAGAACCGTATACAAACATTTTTACTCCAGTAGCAGCCAAAGAACTTGTATCAGCAGCAGTATAAGGTGCTACAACTACATTTCCGTTATTTGGGTGAGAAGAAGTAACTACAGCTTTTAACTCAGCTCCAAGAGCATCTAAAAGAACTACAGTTTGCCCAGGAGAAACTACGTTTTCAATTAAAGTTCCGTCAATAGCAGTACCTCCAACTGGAATTCCAATAGTGTTAGTTCCACTTGTGTTAGTACATGCATCATATGCGATATGCAGACGATTTTGTTCTGACCAGATAACTTGATCTGAAGTCATTGGCATTTCAGCTCCAACCATACGTAAGAATCCAGAAAGAGTTCTGTTTCCATAACGCTCTACTTCTTGCTCATAGATCTCAGGTAAGTACTGTTGTGCAAAATCTTTTCCAGTTCCAGTGTTGAACTGTAAATAGTTAGTTTGTAGCAGTTGTTGTGACTGCGATGGCTTAATTGAGCCAAATGTTGGGGTTAATGTTCCCATAATAATCTAATTTTAATTGTTAAATTTTCTTGTTTTAATTTTTAGTTTTGAAGAATCTAAACCACTTATTGCTTTTACTTTAAATCCATCAATAAATACATTACCATCTTGAGTTTTACGAGGCTCTGTACTTATATTTTTAGATTTAGCTAGCTGATCTTTAATAGCATCTGTTTTACCTTGCTCATAAAAATGTTGCGCTATAGTATCGGCATTACGTGCTGCATAAATAGCTTTGTGATAACCTCTGTGGTCTACAACTTCACCTTTATCGTTTAAGAACGTCTTAACGAAAGTGGAGATGTCACTTTGGTTTTCAGCAACTCTTGAAGGATTTTTAATGCCATATCTAAATTTCTTTTCTCCAACTTTAAAATCAAAACCTTTGAATTCGTCGTTAAAAAGTTCTTTAGTTTGACTAACAAATCTTTCGTGATTAGCTTTTGTAGCTGTTTGCTCTTCATTATATCGGTTAAAAAAGTCCATAGCTTTTTGTTGCTCTTGACTAACGCCGGGTCTCAACTTGATCTCTGCGTAATATTTGTCTTTAAGCGAATCCAAATAGTTTTTGGCTTTTGCAACTTCTTCTTTATATGCGAGTTTTTTCTTTCTAATATCTCGCTTTTCGTCTAAATCTTCATCATAATCAAAAGAATCTTCAATAATAAACTGAACTTCTTCATCATCTAAATGAGGTTTTGCTTGCTTATAATATTCTTTTAATAATGCTTTACCATCTACTCCGCTGTAATCAGCGTTTAATCTAGCATAATCTTCAATAGTACCACCAGTTTCTTTCATGAAAGCTACTAGCTTATCTACATTTTCTGGCAGTTCTTGTGCTTCTGCTTGCGGTAATATTTCTTTTTGTTCCTGTGTGGCTGGGGTACTTTCAGTGCCTCCAACCATTGTGATCTCTTCAGAATTGTTGTCTTCATCTTCTACTAATTCTATAGGAGACTCTTCTACTTTTTCTTCGGTGGCCCGTACTTCTTCAACCACTCTTTCGCTGTCGCTACTGTTTTTTGGTTCTTCGACAACAGCATTGCTATCATCTGTCTCTTGTGTTTGAACGGCATCTTCTTCGGGTTTTTGGGTTAAATCAACTTTTGTAACTTCTGGAATTACATTTCCTTGACCTTTGATTTTTGGAGCTTTAGATTTTATCTTGAATTCTCCTTCTTGTTTTACTTCTTCTGACATAATATAATATAATAAAAATTAATAATTGTTTATCTTGGTGTAAACTGCTCTAAACCAAAACCATCTAAATTATCATTACCAGACGATTCAAAGTCTGTAGGTAATAAATCATTTTGTCTTTGATCTATAAGCTTACTCTGTTGAGTACCTTGCATTTGTAATCTTTTATCTTTACGATTTTCTATTTCAGCTTCTTTTTGTGTTTCAGCCTTAGCTTTCATTTCTGCTAACTTCATTTGATAACTAAACTCTTCAGCCATCAAACCTCTTTTAATATTAGCCTCCTGCTCCATGCGTTCTATTTCAAACTGAGACTTAGCCTGTTCTATTTGAACTTCTGTTTGCGCTAAAGCTTGGTGTTTTTGAACTTCAGCCGCCGCAGCTTTTTCCGCGGACTCAGCATTAGCTTGAGCTTGAGCTTGTATATTTTCTAATTTATTAGCTCTTTCTAATTCAGCATTTTCTTTTTGTCTAAGTTTAAGAAGTGAATTAGCTAATTTAATATTTTGTATTTCTCTAATATCTATAGCATCTGAAAGTTTAATACTTCCAGACTGTAAAGCTATTTGTATGCTTTTTTCTAATTGAGCTTTTTCTTCTTCATCTGGCTCTAATTCTAAAAATATACCGAAGTCATGAATATGAAGATCATCAACTTCTTGCAATGTAGCCACGTTGAAAGAGTTTATACTATTTAATAACGATGCTCTTGTTAATGGAAACTGAAGCATATCACTAACTCTTAAGCTTATATTTTCAGATGTTCTTATAGTTAAGTACATTAAAGATTGTAATATATGTCTTGTAGCTGTATTTGAATTAGCTGCCGCAAGCTTTTGTAAACCAACCAAAGCATTTTTATCTGGTTGACTACCATCTCTAGCCTCATTAAGGCCAGTGACATCTCTAATCATTTGCAAGTAATACTGATACGTCTGTATCATAGCTTGTATTTTAGATATACCAGAAGAGCTTTGTAATTCTTGAATTGGCACTTTACCTCTGTTTAATTCACCGTCTTGAGTTAAAGATCTACCTACTATAGTACCGGTTTGAAAATACATATTCAAAGCTTCAGCAGGGTTATAGTTTGTTCCATTACCTAAATCAACTTCGGCTAGCCCATCTACATCAACGTAGACGCCATCGGGAACCATTCTAGCTAAAACCTGTTGCAGCTTTAAATGAGTTATTTGAATCATATCAGCAAAGCCAGTTGTTCTACTAACTATTGATTCAATACGCCCTTGATACATTCTAGGAGCTGTAATACAGTAGTTCATATTTACCTTAGTGGTATCAGAAAATGGCCTAGTCATATTTTCAGCAAGCTTCCACTCTAACATACGATCACCCATACCTAAAATTTTAGCACCAGTGTATAATACTTCAATAGATCTTGAAGCTCTTTCAAAGTTATCGCTTTTTGGTGGGTTAAAAGTATCGGGCTTTTCTAATGTTTTTTCTAAACCTTGCTCTGTTTGCTTTATCTTAAATACTTGATCTTGATACGTTTTATATTCAAAAAATAAAACTTGATGTTGATCTGGATCAGATTGTACTTGCCAATCGCTTCTAGCATAGTTTTGACGGCCTGGGTATTTTTGTATTTCTTCTAATTCGCTGTCAGTTAAACTAGGAAATAATCTTTTTATTTCAGAAAGGGTTAAGCTTTTTATTTCCCCAACATAATAAATATCTTCAAAGTTAGGGTCATCTGTTGCTGAATAAACTATATTAGCAGGATCTACGTAATCTACAGTTATTCCTTCAGATAAATTAAAACTAGTTTTAGTAGCTGCAATACCTAAAACAGTTAAATCATAAGCTAACCTCTTTTTTATTTCGTCGTACTTATTAACATTTAATACATTAGATATAACTTCTTCTTCCGCTATTTCTATGCTTTGTTTATAATTAAGTTGCATGTACAGATCTAGCTCACCTTTGTCCCGCGGTAAACTATTTGGATCAGTAGAAGCATAAAAGTTTTGGCCAGTAGCAGCGGTTAATTGATCTATAGCCGCTTTGTTTTTAATATCACGTAAAGCATTAGCAGCAAAATCTGTTCTTTGTTTTAAAGCAAATGGATCTGAAGCAAAGGATTTTAATTCGTATCCTTTTTCTGTCATACCATTTACCACTATATCTACAAACTTAGATAAAACAGGCACAGGTTTCCAGTCTAAATTAAGGTAAGACAAATCACCATTAGTAGATAATTCGTCTTTATATTTTTGTATAGGCTGTTCGCCTCTAGCGTATAATCTTAGTCTATTAAAATTTTGAAAATTATAAGAGAATCTATTTTGACCGCTGTTATTTCTAAACCATTCCTGCTCTATAGCATTTCCTACTTTTAAACCATACTCAAATGATTTCTTTTCTTCTTCAGGTACCACCTGATCTGGAAAGATGCTATTGTTAGTAGTATAGATCATTTATTTATATTATTTTTGAATTTACTCCTGTATTATTGTATTTTTTAAAACCTAAAGTAACTTGCGATACTGTCCTTTTTGCCACAGGAGTATATCTATTTTTATTACAAGCCATTATAGCTAATCCCGAGCTAATAGAGGCGTCATGTTTTGTTCTGTTGTTTATGTTAAATTTTTCCCAGTCTTCTAAAGTTCTTTGAAAATACATATTTCCGTAACCATCTTCTAATAAGCCTATATGGTTTTCTATATAATCTTCAATAGCAGCAGCATGCGCCTGCTTTATATCTTCACTAGAATTAGGTATACCGCCTATTTCTCTTTCTGTGACAGATAGCTTATGTAAAACTTTATCTGGTCTATTCATAGAGTAACCTCTATAACCTCTTCTTTTTAAATAATATAAAAGTCTTGGTTTGTTATTTTCAGCTAATAACGGCATGCCATAAAAAACTAAAGACATTAGTACGTCTTCAAAAAATATTTCAGCTGTTTGTGGCCTAGCTATATATTCTAAAAAAAATAAATTAGGCGGAACATCTTCCATTGAAAACTTTGTTAAACCGTGTAAAGCTCCTTTAGAACCTCTACCGTCTACAGTCCCCGATATATCATAGCTATCACATCCAAAAGCACCACAGTGCTCATTTCCTGGATATTTAACACCGTTTTTTATTAAATATTTATTTTGTAAGTTAGCCGGAGGCACCCAACTAATTAAAAATCTTCCATTTTTGTTTGGTACAAATAATACCCTAGTATCTTTAATCCCGCCTTCCCATTGAAAATTACCCTGAGTTACAACATTTGTATTACGTAAATCTTCATTATAATCAATTTGCTCGTATATTTTAGCTAAATTAAATAAAGATTGTTTTGTTTCGTCTCTAAATGCATGCTTTTCTGTTCGGGGAAATTGTCTATAATATTCGTTTAAACCGTCTTGATCGTCTTGTAAACCTTCAACCTCATTTTCCCAATGAGATATAACTCCTATTTCTATTTCTTCTCCATCAACACCTTTAACCGGTTTTTTTGGAGTGTCGAATACAGGAAATCCATAAGAATCAATGTATCCTTCGTAATTCCATTCCATAGGTATGAACAAACTATATAGTCCTGAGCTAGTCTGTCCGTTGCGGTTTCTTTTAGTGACGTCTGAAGCTTCGTATAATTTCTTAAAATTTGATCCACCTTTATCTAATGCATTTGAAGTTGAGCCCATCATACACTTCCCAACTATTCTTCTACCTAATCTTAAAGTTGTTTTCGTAACCCTCCAGTTGTTGAGGATGTTGTCCGGCCTCTCCCATTTCCCCGATTCGTCGTGGACGAGAAGCTTGAGTTTCTCTCCATCATACGAGTTGTCTCCGGTGTTCTTCCAGTCGATCGTCGTATCGAGTCCATCGGTCTCCTCTGTCGACGTATCCTTGACGGAGTTCCTTGTAAGGCGTCTCGACGGGACCTTATACGATAATTCAGTTTTGGGTCGTTCCATACCGTCCTGTATCGGTTTGAAAAAAAATGGGTAGTTGATTGATATTGGTACAACCTTATCAGTGAACATCTTCTTAGCATCAGCTCCCGACTTAGAGAGTATTCCATACCTAGAATCTCTTGAAATTGTTGCCTGGTTAACTGTGTCGGCAGAAGCCATGAATGAAAAACCGGACCGTCTGTTTTTAAGATAACACATCCCGTAGGATCTACTATCGGCCTTGCAAGCCTCCCAGAATATAAAGAATAATCTGTTTGACTCCCTAAACTCTGCTGCCCCAACGTCAATTTTAGTCCACTGCAAGTACATGTAATGAGCACCAGTAATGTAAGTAGGAACACCTTTGTTATAGTACCAATAACCTTCTTCTCTTTTAATGAATTCATTGTTGATATAATCGTACCACTTTTCTTTAAAAGATTCTGGTTGCTGGTTCCATTCATATACTGTTTTTATTTTTTTTAATTCAATTGGATATTCTAGTTGTTGCCATCTTTGATCTTTTTCTTTAGAAGAGCTTTTAAATACATTATTAGTAGCTGGCAATGCTATTTTTAAATTTTGTATTTCGTATATTTCACCTATTTCACCGGTTTTGCTTATGACAACAACGTCATGATCTTTATCATAACCGTATTTCCATTTCTTATACCTGTTGTTCTTTTTTACAACACTAGGTTTTATATAGTCTTTTAATACTTGAACTAAACTTTGTTTATACATTATTTAGATCTTCCTTCAGCAAAACCTTTAAAAGATTCTACTTTTTTATTAATTGGCTTATCGTCCAATAAATTTTGCTCTTCTTGTATTCTAGCTAATATTTCAAAAGCATCAAATATAGCCAACTTTTTAGTAGCGGCAGCATTTTTAAGTCTGTCAGCCGAGATGTCATCTTCTGAGTCAACGATCTTTTCTTTTGCTACCTTTATTAATTCTTCAACTGCTTTTTGCCCAGCTTGGATTATATTCAGTTTCGTTTCCTTTATTTTCATACTTAATTAAAATATCATTAGATTTCATACAGTAAAGAACTTCGTTATCTACTATAAACTCAAATTCTCTATTACTTTTAAAAGCTACCGTATCTCCCTCGCTTATTTTAAGCGCTTCTAATGAGCTATTAGTATATTTGACTATACCAATATTCTTTTTTAATTTAACTAAGTTAGATTGGTCCGTATTAATTACGGGCTTAATAAAGCAATAATCACCTATTGTGTTCCACTTACCGTTTCTTTTAAACATATACACTTGGTCAAGCGACGCAAAATACATATCGTCTTTAAAAAACTTAGAACTATTTACAGATTTACCTTTTAAATTGTAATATCTTCTAAACAAATTATGGTGCACTAAAACAGTGTCTCCTTTTTTAACACTGGTTTTAAAGGCTAAAGGGACTGCAATAACCTCGGCTTCTCTATTTACAAACTTATGACTAGATATACTAGAATTAACTATAAGCTTTTTGTCGCCTATAGTTAATTCGTTATTATATCTTTGTCCAATAGGTTTTATTATAAACTGATGGACGCTATTCATTAGTATTCTAAATCATATTCAACTGAGATTGCCATGTTTTTATTAAACTTTTTCCACGGCAACACTTCGTTGTCTTTCTTTATGTGAATATTATAAGACTGCTCTTGGGTTTCAAATATTATATCACATATGGTGTGACCTCCATAAACCTGCTGGCCTATAGCATAATGCATTGCATCGTTTTTATAATCTGATCCAATACTTATTTTTCTTATAACACTGTCCACGATTACTCTTTTTCAATAACAGTGTAGGTTCCGTCCTCAATATTAATATTAATGGCACCGTACTCTTCTTCAAGCTCTTGCTTGTATTTTTCGACATCATCAACAATTCCAGCATACTCATGAAGCAACCCGTGCTTTTGAGTCTCTAAAAACCCAATGTTAGTTACTGTTTTAGTTAGCTTCTGTTGATGATCTTTAATTGTTTCCAACTGTTCGTTGGTAATTTTTTTTGTTTCTTCTACTTTTTTCATTTGATTAAATTTAATTATTTTACTTTATCTTTTAATTTCTCGTATGTTCTTAAACCACCAAGCCCGAGCATTCCCAGTAGTACTGTCATTAAATGTTCCATTTGTAATGGAGGTGGAGCGTCTGTTGTTTTTGTTATCCAAATAAATAAATCACGAATAACAAAATTATATGCTAATGCAACTCCGCATATCCACCCTACAAAAGGTCTCCAGCCAGCAACAAACAAAGTTCTATGCGAAGCTTCAACCATATTTATTTTAGTCTGTAACTCTATTAATTTTTCAGGGTCAAGTTCTTTGCCTTTTATGGCTTCTCTAATTTCCCAAGCTAAACCTCCAGCGACAGACTTTCTACCGTCACCTCCTTTTAAAAGGCCTAGTAGTAACTTCCACATTTATGAATTTTTATCTATCGCAGCCTGTCTTTTAGCTTCGTACCCGCTAAGCTTACCGTCTTTATCTAAATCCCCTTTCATTTTTAAAGCGCTAGCTTTATCGTCTACAGGGTTATACTTTAATAAGTTTTTAGAGTGTTTTGACATGAATGTTCCCATAATAATTATTTTTAGTTATGCGTTTCTATATGCTTCTTTTTCCCAAGGAAGGTTTTTAGCCCCCTCTTTCATTTGTGCTCTTGAATACTTTTTACCTTTCCAATATACATATTTATCATCATAATTAAGATCACCTCTTTTCATTTGATCTATATGTACTTTTTCGTGTTTTATAACATCATTAATTTGTTTGACGTCATTTATATCTTTATTAATGATTATAGTGCCGTTGTTATTAGCTTTACCTAAAACACCGTCTTCCATGTCTACATGGTATATAGGAGTATTATCGCCTCCGTATGGAGCACCATTCATTTTAAAAGCCATATTTACTTTTTGTAAGGAATCATTTTATTTAAAGCGTCGCGTCTTTGTTCGCACCCACAAGGTATATTTAAACCTTTAGATACATTATCTACAATAGTTTTTATACCTGTTGCTTTTGTAAATTTTTCAACGCTATCTCCAAATCCTTTTGATTTCATAAAAATTAATATCTTTGTTTACCTGATAAAACATTTTTTAAATTGGCAGCAGGCGAATGATGTTTTTTATCATATTTCATATCCCCAGCTAATTTAGATATGTGCTTTTCATCAGCCGTCATATTTTTATCGCTATGTCCGTGCTTAGCATCATAATCAATATCTCTTTTTAAGTAAGAAATATGTGCAGCATCGTCTCTTTCAGCGGCGTGCACGTTGCTTTTTGTTACGGGAGTTTTTGAATGTCTTGCATTACCTGTGTAATGACCAAAGTGTCCTTGTTCCATAATGTGTTGTTTTTATATTAAAATCTACTGCAGCACCATCTTTTTCTAGCTGCTTTGCCTCTTTCGCCTGTCCAGCCTTTAGATCTACTACAAAAAGCTTTTTGTCTTTTATAAGCTTTTGTTCCAACTTTAACATCACACTTAGTTACAGCTGTTTTCAATTTACTGCCAGGATTTTGTTGTCTATATTTTCTAACTCCAGCGGCAGTCATACCAGCCCCTTCCTCTGTTGTTCTGTAATTTCTGCCCTTACCTTTAGTAGTTTTTCGAACTCTTAAAAAAGGTGATTGATTTTGCTCGTATGCCATACTACAATTATTACTTCTATTCCTTTAATTTTACCCACTTAGCAATTGTATACCCAATACTTATAAGTAAAAGTATTACTTTTAGCGTTACCTCTATGTGCGTCATGCTTATTGCTAATGTTATAGCGTTTGCTGCTAACAACTTGATGTCTCCAGTTGCCATATTATTTTCCTTTAGCTCTTTGTGTTATAGGCTTCATACTGTAGTCACAAGGGTATTTAGATACCTCCATGCCTGTAATACCAGAACTGCTGCCTTTTCCCATTGGAAAACCTTTTTTACTTAAAGGGCCATTCCAAACAGCACTGTCACCTACTTGACCATCAAGTTTAGGGTTGTTAATTATCATTTCTCTTTTATCCATGACTTAATATTTATTTATTGTTTATTTTATGATCTTTTAAAAAACTTTCCAACCTTCGGTCTAATAGTGTCTCTTACTGAGCCCTTTGGGTCTGGGTAATCTATTTTTTTACTTTTAGGTCTAGGTCTATCACTATATATTTCACTGTCACCTAAAGTAGTCATAAATTGACCTTTTTTGTCTTCTTGTATATCACTTATATTTTGAACATTGTAGCCTGTACCTAACGCTTCAAAATCTGATTCGTCAATTAAATCGCCTTTCTTATATTTTTTCCCATGCGTTGGCGTGTGAGCATGCATAGGAGAACCTAGATTCATTAAAGCTTGTCTTTGACCAGCTTGGCCATATATGTTTTCAGCTTTTAACTTTTCACCCGGTTTAAACGTAGCGCCTGGAGATTTATACGGATCAATCATTGCTTGCATGTCTACATTTCTAGCTTGATTAAGATCAGCTCCGACTATTGGTTGTGCTCCTAAAACATTTTGAGCTTGAGCTCCTGGCACTGCTTCTGGATTAATTGCCGCATATGGGTCTATTTGTTTTGCTGGTGATCCATTCATATTTATAGCTAATGAGTTATTTTTTGCTTGTTTATAAGGAGTTTGTAGCGCTTTTTTCCCGTCTATATATGTAACTGTTGATTCCATTTTTTTCAAACCACCTTTTGTACCACTAGTGCCATAAAGTGGATCTTTTTTAGCAACAGCTTTATATTGTTCAAAAGTCATATTGCCATATTTTTTGATATCTCTTTTGGCATATGCCTCTTTTAAACTTGTTTTACGTGTAGAGGGTGTCTGCACATATTTACTTATATTTTTTTGTTTAATTTCAAGCTCTCTACCTTTTGGGGTTAAGTCCATGCCTTTACTAGGCTTAATAACTGAGCTAATTTCTTGTATTTGTCTAGGCTCTGGCTTTTTACCCGGCATAGCGTTTATACCTTCAACGACCATTTTACTTCCCACATCAGTTAGCTTTTTACCAACTTCGGCGCCTACAATAGGTTGAATTACAGTAGATGGATGTCTATAAGTAGATGTGCTACCTTGAAATATTTCTATTTTTTTTAGTGGAGTGTTTTTACCAAAAGGTGCCTTTGATTTCATATTATCGATGTTTGTCGTTATTGACGTTTTTTATGGCGGTTATAAGTACTTTATCTGTATATGTTTTGCCTTTCATTATACTGTTTCTAGAACTTGTAGGTATATCTTCTTCGCCTAACATTATTCTATACATACGTAAAATAAGTTGTTTTGCTTTTAAAGAAAGTTTATATATACTGTATCTTTGTGTTGTTCTATTATAATTTCTAAAAACTATTACCCAGCCTTCTTTTACAAACTTATTCCAGCGTCTGTTATTCCAGCTATAAGAGTAAGTACCCATTTTAAAGTCTTGCTTAGTGAATAATCCCATACAATCAAAATACATAAGTAGCTCTAAATCAGCGTCGCTGAGATTATTATTTCTACAAGCCCACTTACGTATTATTCTGTAATGTTTTAATAGGTTTAACTCCCTAATGTCGCTAGCCTCTAAACGTCTCATAAAACAACAACTACATCTTGTATTTTTATAACTGTAAACTGTTCTTTATCAAACTCAATAATATGGCCAGCGTGGCGATCGTAGTATATTTGATCGCCTTGCTTTAAACCTTTTATATCTTCGCTTACTGAATTAACCTCAGCTTTAGTGTATCTTATATCTTCTCTGTCTTTTTTAACTAAAAGTAATCCGCCTTTAGTTTTTTCAGAAGTTACTTTTTCTGGTGTTATGATTATATTATTACCTATTGCCTTCATCAAGTCTTAAATTATTGATTACACAATCTGTTGATAATATAGTTGTAGCTACAGAAGCTGCGTTGCGAAGTGCACTTTTAGTAACTAATAAAGGATCTATAATTCCTGACTTAATCATATTTACCATATTTCCTGTAACCACATTAAGACCTCTACCTTTAGTTTTAGGCAAATCATACTCCAATATACCAGCATTGTTTAAAATGGTCTTAAAAGGCGCCTTAACGGCTTCTAGCAAAGCTTCTTCACCTTTAGACTTAGCACTGATACTGTTGGATGCATTTAACAAGGCAATTCCACCACCTGAAACAATACCTTCTTTAATCGCAGCTTTAGTAGCACAAATAGCATCTTCTACTCGATCTGTTTTTTCTTTTAATTCTATATCAGAATTAGCACCCACTTGAACAATCGCAATCTTAGCTGATAGTCTAGCTAATCTTTTTTCAAGGCGAATCAAGTTTCCAGGTGTTGTTGTTTCTGATAACTCTTCTTTAATTTGTTCTATAATATCAAGCACCTCTTGGCTTTGTTCTTCAACTTGTATTACAGTTTCTTTTTCTGTGGTTGTGGATTTTAAGCATTTACCTAAAAATTCAGGTTGAATTAAATCCATATCATCTCCAAGATCTTCGTTTACAACTGTAGCACCTGTTAACATTGCTAAGTCATCTAAAACTTCTCTTTTGTTTATTCCAAAAGTTGGAGCATTAATTACATTTACTTTTATATTACCTTTTGTTTTATTCATTGCTAATGTAGCTGCTACAGCGGGTTCCATATCTGCAACAATCAACAAAGGTATACTATTTTTTATAACATGCTCTAATACTGACTGTATTTGTCTAATATTTTCAATAGGTGATTCAACTAATAATACGGCCGCATCTTCAAGCTCAGCTGTTTTATTTAATTGATTTGTCATAAAGTGTTGATTGGTGATACCTTTTTCATATTGTATGCCATCAACTATTTCAACTTTAGTTTCTGCTTCAGCGGATGGTTCCATCATTACAACTCCGGTTTCACCTACAGCTCTAAAAGCATCACCAATTATTTTTCCTAATTCAGGATCGTTATTAGTAGATATAGTAGCTATTTGATCTATCATATCGCCTTTAACGTTTGTGCTGTTTTTTTCTAAGTAGGTAATTACTTTTTCTACAGCATTTTCAATACCTATTTTAAGGTCTCTTGAATTAATACTACTTTGAACTTTTTGTGCTTCTTTTAGTATAGCATGGGCCAATACCGTGGCTGTGGTTGTTCCATCACCCGCTTCTCTTACTGTTTTGCGTGCTGCTTCTTTCAAAAGTGTAGCACCCATATTTTCTACAGGATCTAATAAAACAATTGTATCTGCAACTGTTACACCATCTTTAGTAATTAATGGCTTACCTGTGCCATCTTCAAGTAGCACACATTTACCGCTAGCCCCTAATGTGGAGCTAACGGCTTTTGTGAGTTTGTTTATTCCTTCGAATACCTTATTTTGAGCTTCTTGTCCAAAATTAAGGTTTTTGACTATTAAGTCTGACATATTTAATTTGATTTAATTTAATTATTTAATTTTATTCAAAGGTCTTAACGACTTTTGGTCCGTCTAAAAAAGATACTTTTTTGCTAAAATGTTCTACTGATGAATCAATAGCTTTTTCAGCTCCTTCAATAGTTTCTCTACGGGTTACGTCGATCCAGGTGTCCTTATTGCTCAGATCCTGGTATTCGGTTTGATAAAATCCATTTGGCAGTTGAACTATCCTCCAATTTGACTTTTCTGATAGGTGTTTCCAAAGCTCAATGGTTTCTTCGGTTACTTGTGGTTGACTACTCCACGAATGAGTCCGGTAATAAAGTGTCATATGGTTTTGGTTTATATGTTAGTATGGTTTATATTATTACTTGTTTTTTGTTAAATTTCCAATAGTGCTAAATATTCTATGTTATTCCGTACTTTCCTTTTTGAGCATTATATTTAGCATCTAATTCGGCTGTTGTAAATGTAGTATCATATGCTCTTATTTCTCCTAATTCACCATAGCCGCCATAAGTACTACCTGGTTCGTTTAATAAATAAATATCACTATTACCAGTCCATTGAGGGCTAACGCTTCCTAAAGAAGTATTATTATAAGTAGCTGTATTAGGTTGATACCTGTGAAATTGAAAGTTATTTGTAGGGAAATTATAACTAGCTACAAACATAAACCAATCATTATTATTTACTGGGGCAACATACCCAGGATTTACATCAGCGTTTCCATTAGAATCATATACAAATGGATTAAACCCTTCAACAGAAGGATCGTAATATCTTATATACACTTGATTTGTTGTTGACCCAGTAGGCGTGGCTTTATGTATAACATTTAAACCATTAACGCTAGTAGGAATATTGGGTAATCTCATCCAATACAGCCACGTAATTACATTGCCTGAAGTCATGTTTAATCCACCCGAATGCACAGAATAAGGTATAGTAAAATAGTCTGCTCTAGTTGATAAATTTAAATAAGTAGCTCCATTTACAGTCCCAGTTGAAGGAACTGGAGTTGTTATAGTAGCATTATAACCATTGCCACTAACATCATACCACGTTGTTCCACTGCCTGTCCAAGAACTTGTATTATTAGCATCTAACCAAAGTATCTGATTAGGCTCTAATGGCGGAGCTACAGCTTCATCTTTTATCATATTCCACTTAAAGCCATCCCAATATTCTACTTTACCAGTAGTACTATTGAATATCATTTCACCTACAGCTATATTATTATTAGCCGCAAATCCAAAATTACCAGAACCTTCTGTAAACTGTAAAACAGTATCGCTGTTATGTGTAGATTCTGTATAAACTAAGCTACCTGTTGTTGTTATATTTAAAGATGATGATGTTGGATACCTTAAAATTACTATTCCAGATCCACCACTTCCGCCTTGGTAACTGGTTGATCCGCCTATAGCTCCGCCTCCACCTCCGGTATTAGGTGTACCGTCATTAGAAGGTAAACTTCCACTTCCAGAAGCGCCTCCACCATCTCCACCTGGATAGCCTCCTGATCTAGAATCACCTCCGCCACCTCCTGCATAAAAAGTAGGTGTACCTGTTATAGAGTTTGAAAGCCCATCTCCACCGTGCCCTTGGCCGTCGGTATTACCAGCTTCACTAGCACCACCGCCACCACCTCCTAAGTTTCCAGAAGAATTTCCTCCATTATATCCTTGACCTGGAGGAGAAGCTAGGCCTATTGTTGGATTGCTTCCACCAGCGGCACCGCCTCCTGAACCTCCATCAGAAGAAGGGCCGGTATTATTATCAGATGCACCACCTCCACCGCCGTAAGATATTATTGTATCAAAAACAGAATTACCTCCAACACCAGAAGTTATAACATTTTTTTGTCCACCAACTCCACCTTCTCCTACAGTTACGGTGTATAAATTTGAAGTTGTAATAGATATTGGAGTGCCGTTGTAGTTTGTTAAATATCCACCGGCACCACCTCCACCTCCATCAAAGTTTCCACCACCACCCCCTCCGGCAACCACTAAATATTCTACTTGTACAGTAGAAGTTGTAGGTGTTGGCCTTGTAGATGTAGTAAATACAGGTAACTGAGTAGCAGCAGTATTGTTGCTGCTTAAGTTAAATAATTCAGGCGTTGTTATCTTTGTCGACATGTATTATATTGTATTTGCGAATGCTAAGTAAATAAATGTTTTATTGAGCCCGTTTTGCGCTCCTTGAGTAGTTACTATCTGAAAACCATCTGAATTAAAATCCATTAGGCCCACCGCGCTATATTCAGCCATGTTACTATTAGCATCTAATCTAGCTGAGTTAGGGTTGGATGGATCTCTTTTGTTGTCTAGCATAGTCCAGTCACTTGTTTGATCAACCCCTTTTATCATAACAAAAGCAGGCTCAAAACCTAAAGTAACGATAGGACCAGTTGCGCTTCCATTTCCTACGTAGCTACCTACTTTACTATAATTAGGTTTAGAAGCAAAGCAGTAGTTTATGTAATCAGATGAATTGTTTGATGAATTATTTGTTATTGTTGTTGACGTTATGGAGGAAAAAGATCCGGCATTGGTTGTAAAGGTACCTGCTGAATTTAACATTAAATATTTTCCAGTTCCTACATCTTTATGGTAAACTAACCAACTCCAACCATTAGTAGTTAGCCCTTTGTTAATTATCATCTCCGGGGCTGTATCTAGACCATGCCCAAAAGTTATTTGCCCGCTTGTTCCACTTGTTTTAACAATACTAAATCCTAAATCATTGTTAGCAATTACAGTGCTTTCTGTGCTACCTTCAGTATTTTTACTTAAATAACCAGGTAAACCAAAAGTTACGTTTGAAGCGGTTCCATTATAATTGCCACTTAAATCATTTGCATTTTCACCTAAAGGATAAGCGGCAATACAGCTAGCACCAGCTGGATAATTTAAAACATTATTATCCGCCGCTGTTTCGTTATACAATTCAGTTACTTGAGATGCAGATAGAGCGCTAGTAAAAACTCTTACTTGGTTTATAATACCGTTTGCATAATTATTAGAAACATTTCTTTTTCCAATATAAAAACTTGGGTTTGTATTATATACTATATTAAATTGACTGCCTTGTGATGGTGATGATGACGCGGAAGAGCCATTAACATATATGCTCGCACCTGAAGAAGTCTTAGTAGCCACAACATGATACCATTTTCCTTGCTCTAAAACAACATTGTTACTTATACTGTTTGATGTATTAGGAGATGAAGAGATAATCCAATATAAATACATTTTATTATCGCTACCTTGATAAACCATCCATCCATAAGCTATACCTCCAGTTTCGTCATAAAGCCCACCCATAGGTACTTGAAACGTATTCATGAGATCTGGTTTCCACCAAAAAGAAACACTAAAATTATTAGCTAAGGCAGTTTTAGAAATTGATGATTGAATACTACCACTTCCATTAAAATCAGCAGAATTATTTGCTGCTGGTGCTTTAAAACACCAACCAACATATGTTTGAGAAGATGAGTTAAAAAAAGAATAAGTTTGGTTAGTGCCTTCTGAGCCTGTAAAACCATCACTATCAAAAGAAGTAAGCTGACCGTATGTGGTAGATGTAGTTTCCGCTGTCGTACCGTCTGAAGCTAAATATCTTCCTATTCCTCTAACAGAATCATATAATGTATGATTTTGAGCTTGCCTTGCTTTAGCCCATATTAAGTCTGGTTTAAATCCTACTCCTGCTATTGACCTTGTAGAAGCGCCGTCTCCAGACCAAATAACAGTATTAAAACTTGTGTTTAATTCGTTTTCAAAGTATCTCCAATTAGTGCCATTGTAATGGGTTATAGCGCTTGTTGATCCTTTACTTGATTGAGTAGTATCGTTTCTAACCATACCAGTAACTCCAGTTGGCTGATTTGAGCTAGTTCCACTGGGTATTTTTAATCCCTCTTTTGTAAAAGGTTTATCAAAATCTGTTACAGGCGTTGTTACTTTAGTGCCGCTAAAAGGTGGGATTGGTGGGGTTGTAAAAGTTATTGTTCCTGTACCTACTGTTGTAAAGCTAAGTATAGTATCTGTGCCGTCTGTAGTTTCTGTTGGTGTTATTCCAGTTGTTGTATAATTAGCATCAGCTGTAGCGTATCTGAGTATAACAATTCCATCTCCACCGGCACCGCTATTTCCAACTAGATTACCAGCAGACGTGAGACCACTAGCACCACCACCACTTCCAGTATTAGTAGCTCCGTCAGTTGCTACTGTAATAGTAGGCTGATCGAAACCCCCATTTCCACCAACGCTACTTCCTCCGGTTCCAGCAGCTGAGGTGCCTTGGGTGTAATACCAAGAACCGCCACCACCTCCACCGGCATAATATGGTGCTGGGCTAATTCCAGTTATCGCATTTTGAACACCGTTTCCTCCGTCACCTGCTAAAGTCCAAGAAGGGGCATTTGCGCCTGCAGAACCGGCTCCTCCGCCGCCGCCCCCTGAATACCGTGTTGATGTAGCACCTCTAGTATGGTTACCGCCGTTGTTACCTTGTGATGGCGTTGTTGCGGGTGTATTTCCATTTCCAGGAATTCCGCCTCCACTATCGTGTGCTCCAGCTCCTCCACCAGAGCCACCAGAAACTCCGTCTCCTGCTCCTGTTGCGCTTCCTTGGCCTCCTCCGCCACCACCTCCTGCGGTAGTTATATTATTAAAAATAGAATTTGCGCCGCTAGCTCCCACTGCACTAGTTGAACCAGTTGCACCTGCTCCTACGGTAACAGAATATGCTGTTGATATACTTAAGGACATAGAGCCACCTGGGAAATTAGTTAAAAGACCACCCGCGCCGCCGCCTCCTACATGACCCCCGGCACCACCACCAGCGACTACTAAATAATTTATATTAAAATTTGCCATATTAGCTAAATGTTATTGTTCCTGTTCCTGAAGTAAATGATTCTATTTTGTAACCTGCTACTGTGGTTGAGTCTACTGCGCTTATTAAAGAACCTGTTGTTGTTGTTGAAAAAGAATTTGGGTATCTAAGTATTATAACACCATCACCCCCCTCTTTTCCTGCACCGCCACCTCCACCGGTATTTGCAGCGCCTGCAGTATTATTAGATATTGAAGTAGTGGTAGCATTCCACGAACCTCCATTTCCTCCACCTCCGGTTCCACCAGAGCCCCAGCTGCCAGATACATTATATCTTACTCCTCCGCCTCCGCCGGCATAATAATTTCCACTTCCACCTATTATGTTAACTTCTAAACCTGCGCCACCGTTTCCAGCCGCAAGAGATGTAGCATTAGAACCTACTGCTCCTGCGCCGCCGCCACCACCACCCATATAGTTGGGATCTGAGTATGTACCGCTGCCTCCGTTATTTCCCTGACTAGGTGTTGTAGGGGGTGTGTTTCCTGCACCTCCTGATGCATCTGTTGGGCCATCAGAACCGCCTCCTCCTGAGCCACCATCTGATGCCGCACCTGCGCCTGAACCGGAATTATTACCACCGTAACCACCGCCTGCAGCTGTTATTGTTGATATGCCTGTTCCAGAAATAGATGAATCACTTCCTTGAGCTCCGTATCCGCTATAATTATTACCTGA